GAGCTGTCGTCGGCGGACCGCATGGGCATCAGCCCGAAAGGCATCCTGTGCCCGTTCGATCTTCAGGAATCCGTGTGGAACGCTTTCCAGCGCAATACGAACCTGGACAAGACGTTCATACAGTCGATGGTGCCGGTAATTATTCCGGTGTGGTACTGGACCGACGCGACGGACTGGGCGGCCTATATGGACCCCACGGACATGCCGGGCATCGAAGTCGGCTTCCTCGACGGCCAGGAAGAGCCGCAGCTCTTCGTGCAGGACATGCCGAACGTCGGCTCGATGTTCAGCAACGACAAGATCACTTACAAGCTGCGCCATATCTACGGCGGCAACGTGCTGCCCGGCGGCGAGAAGGCGTTCTACAAGGAAGTGGTCGCGGGCTAATCGGATATATCAGGCGAGCGTGAGCGAACACCCCCGGCGCGGCGACTGGCCGCGCCGGGCGGGGGCAAAAATTCAAGGCAACGTTTAAGGAGAACTGGAACATGAATAGCTCGATGAAAAAAATGTGGGGCCGCGCGTTGCCGGCCATGCTCGTGGTGGCGGCGATCGCCGTCGTCAGCGCGCTGGCGCTGAACCTCGCCCCGAGCGTACTGCGCCAGGCGGAAGCGGCGACGCCGAACTATGCGCCGAACATTCCCGTTTATGCGATGCCGTTCCATCTGGTGGGCGCTTACACGACGACGATCACGCCGGTGCGCTTCAAAATCCCGTATCCCGCGCGCCTGATCGGCCTCTCGGCATCCGCGCGCAGCGTGAGCGGAACGTTGACGGTCGACGTCCAGGCGGCCGGCGTGTCGCAGCTGTCGACCACCGCGTCAATCACGAGCGCCGGCGTATCGGTCGAAGGTGTCGTCGCAACCACGACGATCGCCGACGAAGCGGACGTGACGATCGTGCTCACGCCTAGCGGCTCCGGCCCCACATTCAGCGATGTCGTGGTCACCCCTACCTTCCTGCGTCGATAACGGTTACCGCGGTGCCAACGAGGGGCGGGAGGTGAAAGCCGCCCGCCCCTTTTCCGCTTCCGAACAGACCGGCCTCACTCCATGCTCAGCGATTATCAAGCGCTCGTAATCTCGCTCGTCAGGGACGATGCGGGCAAGGTCGCGCCGCTGGATCGCGACACCGCGATCGCGAGCGCGGTCGAGCGCTACTCGGCCGATATGCCGCGGGAGACGGTCGAGGACATCAACGGGCTCGGCACGCAGCTGCTGGCGCTTCCTGGCGGCTGGCAGGCGGGCTTTTCAGATATCTGGCTGCTCGAATATCCGATCGGCCGCGTGCCGCCGACGCTCGTCAACCAGGACGACTATTCGCTGTACCAAACGCCCACGGGTCCGCAGATCCAGCTGCGCTATTCGGTCGCCGCCGGCACGGACAACGTGCGCGCGACCTACACCGTGAAGCATCAGCTCGACGGCGCGAACGACACGATCCCGGCGAACCATCGCGAAGTCGTGGCGTGCTGGGCCGCGGCCAGTCTGTGCGACCAGCTCGCGACGCTCTACGCAGGCCAGTCCGACAGCACGCTGCAGGCCGACGCCGTCGATTATAAAAACAAGTCCGCGATGTTCGCCGCGCGCGCGCGGGCTTTACGCACGCGCTACACCAACGAACTCGGCGTGAGCGACGTGCGCAACGTCGCCGCCGGCACGGTGGTCACGCTCGTCGATCGCGACAGCCGCGGCCAGCAACGCCTGACGCATCCGATGAATCGGCTGAACACGTGAACATCACCTTCGACCTGCCGAACACTGTCGAACTCGCCGCCGCCTGGCGCTGCGCGCCGGACGTCGTGCGCGAGGAGTTGACCGCGGCGATGGAAGAGTCCGAGATCCTCCTGCAGGCCGCCGTCCAGGAGCTGACGCCGGTCGGCGCGAGCGGGCTGCTGCGCGAAAGCGAACTCGCGCAACCGGTTCAGCAATTGTCCGACCAGATCATCGGCGTCGTCGGCACTTCGATCAACTACGCCGAATCCGTCGAGCTGGGCACCGCGCCGCACTTCCCGCCGGTCGAGGCGCTCGAGGACTGGGTCAAGGCCAAGCTGCACGTCGACGACGCCGACGTGCACCGCGTCGCGTTCCTGATCGCGCGCAAGATTTCGATATCGGGCACGCCGGCAGCCGGCATGTTTCACCGCGGGCTCAACAAGGTGCGCGAGACCATCGCGCAGCGCTTCGAGACCGCGCGCAACCGCATCGTCGAGCGCCTGGCGATCCAGAGCGGGAGCGCCTGATGCCGACACTCGATCAGATCCGCGCCGCGATCAAGACGACCTTGGCGGGCGTCTCCGGCATCGGCACCGTGCACGACTACGAGCGTTTCGCCAAAGAGGTAGCGAAGTTCCGAGAGTTTTATCTCTCGGGCAGCGCGACGAACCAGCGCCTGCTCGGCTGGAACATCCGGCGCACCGCGCGCAGCGAGCGCCTCGTCGATACGGGCCGGCACTACGTCGACAACACGTGGCGCATCCGCGGGCTGATGGCGATCGACGACGCAGACGAGAGCGAAAAGCTTCTCGACAACCTGGTCGAATCCGCGCGCGATGCATTTATCGCCGACGACACGCTCGGCAACGTCGTCGCCACCTGCAACACGGGCCGCGGCGAAGCGGTGGGGCTACAGATGACGGACAGCGGGCCGGTGATGTTCAGCGGCGTGCTGTGCCACATGGTCAATTGCCGGCTCACGACGCGCCATTACACCTAGGAGAAATGATGAGCAAAGTTTTCGATGATGAGTTCCACGGCGTGGGCGGCAGCTACGAAGTCCGCGACGGCAAGCGCGTGCGCGTCGACGAACCGCAGCAGCACCATCCCGATGGCGACCGCGCGCGGGATCCGGACGGCAACGCGCTCGATCAGCCCGAAGCGATCGCGCCCGCGCTCCCCGTTCCCGCACAGGAAGCGGCCGCAGACGCAGCGGGCTCATCGCGCCGGCGCGCCCGGTCGGCCGAGTAAAAACACCAACTTAAAGGACGATTAACATGCCCTTAAAATCCCTTCGTAAAGCGATCCTCTGCAAAGTAGAGGTGACGCCCGGCACGGACGTAGTCCCGGCCGCCGCGACCGACGCGCTGCTCGTGCGCAACTGGCAGTTCAATCCGCTGCAGCTCAATCTCGAGCAGCGCCAGATGGTACTCGTCTACTTCGGCAACGACGGCCAGCTGGTGGCCGGCAAGTACTGCACGTTTTCATTCGAGGTCGAGATGGCGGGCGCCGGCTCGGCGGGCGGCGTGCCGAAATACGATGCGGCGCTGCAGGCGTGCGCTTTGTCGGCAACGAATAACGCCGGAGTGAGTGAGGTGTATGCGCCGATCAGCTCCGGCGAAAAAACCGCGACGTTCTACTTCTACCAGGACGGCATTCTGCACAAGGCGGTTTACGCCAAGGGCGACTGCACGCTGAAGTTTGAAGCCGGCAAGACCCCGGTTTTCGCTTTCTCGTTCGTGGCGCTGTATGTTGCGGTCGCCGACTCGGCGCTGGCGTCGCCGACGCTGACGGGCTTCACCAAGCCGTTGCCGGTGAACAACGCCAACACGACGTCGATGACGCTGGACAGCTACGCCGGCGCGTTCTCGTCGTTCTCGCTCAGCATCGGCAACCAGATGAAATACCGGAATCTGGTCGGCGCCGAATACATCGTGTTCATGGATCGCCAGAGCAAAGGGTCGATCCAGATGGAAAAACCGCTGATCGGCACGAAGGATTTTTACACGATAGCCAACGCGGGAACGCTCAAGGCGTTCACCATCACGCACGGCACCACGGGCGGCAACAAGGTGACGGTCGCCGCCGCGAACTGTCAGCTCACGAGCGTCAACGAGTCCGACCAGGACGGTGTCGCGATGCTCGGGCTCGGGCTCGACGTTCTGCCGTCGTCGGCCGGCAATGATGAATTCTCGATTACCGTCCTCTAAGAGGCGGTCGACCAACCGATCGCACCAACTATAAAACCAAGCGATATTTCGGTGCGCCCACACAGCGCACCGTTTTTTTAAAGGAAGCGAATCATGTTCAAGGTGGCAGTGAACGAAGCATTCTGGGCACGGGTCAGCGTCGCGGTGCCGGGCGACGTCGACAAGGTCGACACGCGCAAGTTCGACGCGCAGTTCAAGCGGCTCAAGCAATCCGAATTGGATGACCTCATGGCGAAAGTCACCGCCGGCAATATCACCGATCAGCAGCTGCTCGATCAGGTGCTGCTCGACTGGCGGGATATACAGGATGAGAGCGGCGAAGCGCTGCCGTTCAACCCCGATAACCTCGCGAAGGTTTGCGAAGTATTCCCGACACGCCCGTCGATCGTGGCCGCGTTCTTCAAGACGATCAATGGCGCACGCCAAAAAAACTAGCGGAAGCCGCCCGGCACTGGGCGGCACAGGCGAAGGGCGGCGGCAATGGTGAGGAGACCGACCCCGCGGACGACCCGTGGACGGCCAGCGTCGAAGACGAGCCCGCTGACGATCCGGATCTGTTCGAAATCTGGGCAGACAACCTCGAGGCGCTTCAAGTGTTCATCGCGTGCACGTCGAAATGGACGGTCGGGCCGATGGGCGGCTATGTCGGCCTCGACGATGCGCGGATCACCAACGTCATGCGGTACCGGCGCGTGAAGGACAAGCTCGCGATGTTTGAAGATCTGCGCGTCATGGAAGCCGCCGCGCGTGCGGTGCTGAACGCCAAATCATGAGCGACGTCCGCTACGGCGTAGAGATCAACGCGTCCGGAGGCGACCAGGCTTCCGGCGAATTCAAGAAGCTCGCCGACGCGCAGGCGCAGATCCCGCCAGCCACCAAAGAGGCCGCCAAGGCGGCCGAGGACTACGTCCAGTCGCTGAAAAAGCAGGTCGACACGCTAGGCATGGCCTCGCTCGCCGTGAAGGCGTACGAGGGTGACCAGCTGCGGCTGACTGAGGCACAAAAACAACTCGCCGCCCAGAGCCTGCTCACGATAAAGGCTTACGACGATCAGCAGGCCGCGATCAAATCATTGAGCGCGGCGGCCGTTGCCGGTGTAACTGCGGCGACTGCTCTCGCCGGCGCATTCATTTATAAAACGAAGACCGCGATCGACGCCGCGGCCGCGCTGTCGACCTTTTCGGAAAAGACGGGAATCGCTGTTGAGCGGCTGGCGGCGTTGAAATATGCCGCCGACCTTTCGGACACGTCGATAGACACGCTGGGCCGCGCGCTGGCGCGGCTGCCGAAATCGCTGATCGAAGGCAGCAATCCGAATAGCGAAGCGGGACGCGCATTCGGTTTCCTCGGCATCGACCCAACATCGCTGAAGACCGAAGAGCAGGCGATCGACGCAATCGCCACCGCCATCACGAACGTGCAGGACCCGATGGCGAAGTCTGCCGCGCTGCAGATGATCTTCAAGCGCAACGGCGAGGAACTGATCCCGCTGTTCAACCAGGGCGCGGACGGCATCAAGCGGATGACCGACGAAGGCGCGCACTGGAACGCCATCAGCGGCATCTCCTCGCAGCAGGCCAAGCAGCTGAAAGATGATGTCGTTACGCTCAACTATGCGACCAGCGCCGCAGCCCGCGCGTTCGCGGCCGAGATCGTTCCCGGTCTAACCAGATTCATCGAGCAGGCGCTCGAGGGCATACGCGTCGCGGGCGGCTTGCGCGCAGCATTGCTCACGTTCGGAACGATGAATCCGTTCCAGACGCCAGGCGAACAAATCAAATCGCTGAATCAGCAGCTCCAGCAATTGCAGCAAAACCGCGCGAGCGCCGCCGCGTCCGGACTGACTACGAGCGGTAGCGACGTTGCGATCGACACTACGCAGAAGCAGCTGGACTATGCGAAATTCATGCAGCGTCAAGGCGCGCTCGCAGGCGGAACGAATTATCCAGATACCGCCTCACGCATGATGGCGGCGTCGACACGCAGCGGCATGATCACCGGGATGCCGAACGCGCGGGCGACGAGCGGCGGCGCCGGTCCCGACGACGGGCAATCACAGATTATCGCGCTGCAGAATCAACTCGCGTCCGTGCAGGGAGAGGCGAGCGAAGTCGATAAAGCGATTCGCATGCTGACCGAGGGCAAGAAGCAATTCACAGTCGAGGCGCAGGCAACGATCCTTGCGCTTGCCGGCGAAGTAGATCAATGGAAAACGCTGAAGATTGTAGTCGCAGACGCGCTCGAATATTCCAAGCAGCTGACGGCCGATCAGGATAAGCGCGACGCGCAGACGGTTGCGTTTGACAATACCCTTGTGGAGCACATAGCGGATATTGAGTTCGAGACTTCGACGTATGCGATGAGCAACGCTGAGAAGGAAAAAGCGATCGAACTTCGAAAACTCGACGCGCAATATCAAATCGCCAAACAAGGTCTGGACGAGACGGAACTGGCGAATCTCAAACTCCTCTATGACGCGGACAAGGCTCGTCTGGAAGCCGCACTCGACAATCGCCGCGTAGCGATCGACAACGCGCAGGCTGCCACTGATGCGGCGAAGCAGCAGGCTGATCTCATCAAGGCTCAAGAGCAGGAATGGAATCGGCTTTGGACGTCGGTAGAAGGCGTCGGCAAGCAGGCGTTCGTTCATATCTTCAGCGACGGAAAAAACGCATTTCAATCGATCGGGCAGGCGCTCAAGACGTCGGTGATCGATCTGCTCTATGAGCTGACGGCGCGACAATGGATCATCAGCATCGGGACCAGCGTGGCATCGTCGCTCGGAATCCCGACATCAGCGACGGCGAAATCGATGACCGGCCTCGCCGGCGGCGGAGGCAGCTCGGGCGGCAGCTTCGATATCGGCAGCCTGCTGAGCGGTAATAACATCGGCAGTTTCCTCGGCAGCGGCTTTCAGAATCTCGGCGTCTCGATGGGCAGTCAGGGAATTGCCGACATCGGCAATGCGTTAAACGGCGTTTCCAATGGCAACATGCTCGGCTATCTCGGCGCCGGGCTGCAACTCGCACAAGGAAATTTTGGCGGTGCCGCCGGCACTGCGATCGGCACCTATTTCGGCGGACCGATCGGCGGCGCGATCGGGAGCTTCGTGGGCAGCAAACTCGGGAGCCTGATCGGCGGCGGTGGTGGCGGCCCGGCGAGCTTCAGCGGCTATTCATTCCAGGGCAGCGCCTCTGCCGCCGGCGGACTGCAGGGCGCGACCACCGCGCACTCGGCGAACTCTGAAGATTCATTTTCCTGGGCATCGAGCATTGCGCCCTCGGTCCTCGCGATGTTCAACGACGATTTAAGCGCCGCCGCGAAGGAGATGGAGAGCTACGGCAAGATGATGAAGCTCAGCGTCTCGGGCGTGGAGGACGTGAGCGGCTCGGTCAGCTTTTCCGGCATCGGCTACAACGCGAACGACATGCTGCAAGCGTTGAAGGGGCAGATCGTCAACGTCACCGATCAGATGGCGCTCAAGATGATGCCGACCCTCGCGCAATACCAGCAGCAAAACGAATCGCTCACGCAAACATTCGTACGCCTGGCGCAGGCGCAGCAGGCGGCGGATTTCAAGGGCGCGATCGACAGCATGAGCGCGGTGCTGCACCTCTCGGACCAGGTGCACGGATTTTTGACCAGCGATCTTTCTCCGCTGACCAATCAGCAGAAGCTCGACGCTCTGTCGTCACAATATACGAGCACGCTTGCCGCCGCCAATGGCGGCGATCTCACCGCGACCGGCAACCTGGGCAACGTCGCGCAGCAGTACCTGACGCAGGCGCGCAGCTTTTACGCGAGCAGCGCGGACTACACCGGGATTTTCAACCAGGTGCAGTCCGACGTCGGCAATCTCACGACCAACACGCTGACCGATCAATCGATAACCGTTTCGAACATGGGCCTGTCGCTCGACCAGATCGCGTCGAACACGCAGAATCTCGACCAGCGCATCGCGCAGGCGATCGCCGCGGCCTTCGCAGCGCAAAGCGATGCGAGCGATGCGATTATCGAGGCGCAGACGAAAGCGATAGTGCAGGCGATTCTCCAGTCTAGCAGTCCGGTGCTGGCATGATCTCCGACGCCGATTATCAGTTGTGGCTGTCGCGCGACAATCCGCGCGCGCTGCTGGCCGAGGCGAAAGCCTATTCGGGCGGCGTCGAGGTAACGCGCTATCTGTCGAACGTTCAGTTCACGAGCAAGCCGGGCGACGGTCCTTCAAATATTTCGTACGATGATCGCATTCGCGGCACGAATGCGCCGGGCTTCATTGCGCAGCTCTCGGAATTATTCACCGGGTCGAGTCTGCCGTCATGGGGCGATCTCGAACTGATCAACGAATCGGGAGCGATCGACTCCTGGTTGAACGACGCCTGGGACGGCCGCAGCCTGAAGCTGTATCTGGGGGACCCGTCATGGACGAAAAACGATTTCCGGCTGATTCTCGACGGCGTCGCGGCCGATATCTATGCGAAGGACCGCACCACGCTCGCGCTCAAGATGCGCGATAAATCGTGGAAGCTCAACGTGCCTGCGCAGACGAACCTGATCGGCGGCGCGACGGCGAACGCGAACAACCCGAAGCCGCTCTGCTATGGGCAGTGCTTCAATATCACGCCGCCGCTGATCGACTCGGCGACGCACAAATACCAGATTCACGACGGCCCGATCAACGCCATCTCGGACGTGCGCGACAACGGCGTCAGCGTGGCCTTTACGGGGGATCTTGCGAACGGATGCTTTACGCTGACCGCTTCGCCGGCGGGCCAGATCACGTGTGACGCGCAGGGCGCGAAGCCGGGCGGCGTGTACCTGACGAAGTGCGCGGACATCGTAAGCGACCTCGTGACCAACCATAGCGCGATCACGGCGGCCGACATCGATGCGGCGAATTTCACCGCGTTCAACACCAAGTGCCCGCAAACTCTCGGCCGCTATATCGTCGACCGCGAGAATCTGATCCCGGTGATCGACGACGTCGTGACGTCGGTCGGCGGATTCTGGACTTTCTCCCGCGGCGGCTTGCTGCAGCTCGGCCGCCTCGAGGTGCCCGCGGGAACGCCGGTGATTAGCCTGGTCGTCGACGACGTTGCCGAGGGCGGTATCAGCGTGAAGCGCCGCGATCTTCCGGTCAACACTTACCGGCTGGGCTACCAGAAAAATTTCACCCTGCAGGCGCAGGGCCTCGCCGGCGCCGTAAGCGATGCGAACAAAGCGCTTTACGCGGCCGACTCGCAAGTCGTCACCTCGACCAACGCGGGGATCGCCACCACATTTTTGCTCGCGCAGAACCCGGACG